ATCACAAGGCGCTCAAAATATATCGCAAGAAGATCTTGCGTTGCCTTTCTTAAAAATTTTGGGCCAACTATCACCAGAAGTTAACAAGCGTGATGGTAAATATGTCGAGGGCGCAGAACCTGGCAAAATAATAAACACTGTTACAAATCAATTGTACGATTCCATACAAGTCGTACCATGTCATTACAAAAGACAGTATATTGAATGGGCAGACAGAGGCACAAGTTCTGGTGCACCTGTAGCTATTCATGATGCTGACAGTGATATCGTTAGCACTACCACTAGAGGTAAAGACTATAAAGATAGATTACCAAATGGTAATTATCTTGATAACACTGCTAGTCATTTTGTATTAACAGTAGGAGATAATCCATCAACAGCGTTGATTTCTATGAAATCTACTCAATTAAAAGTTAGTAGAAAATGGAACTCAATGATGATGGGTATCAAAATGCAGGGTAAAAACGGTTTGTTTACTCCGCCAACTTACAGCCACATTTATAATTTAAAGACCGTTCAGATGTCTAATGACAAAGGAACATGGTTTGGTTGGGATGTGGAAAAGGTTTCACCGGTTACAGATAAGAATATCTATGACATGGCAAAATCTTTTGCAGAGTCTGTAGGTAAAGGTGAGGTAGAAGCTAAACACGGTACTGAAGAAACTAAAAATTCTTCAAACTACTAACAGTATCCTAGGTAGTGGGCGTCTAAGCGAGAGTGGCAACGCCCACTTTTATTTTGTATGATAGAAAGATTTAAAA